TGTGTTTCTGGTTGTTTTAGTATATCGTTTTTTTTATTTCCTTTAGCATTTGATGATTTTATAGAATCTGGAGGCGAAAATAATTATTCAAAATCTCTGATTCCTCTTCCATATCTTTCATATATTAATCCACTTCTATTTTTAAAATTTAAAAAATAACACCATTCTGCAATTGTTTTACTAATATCATTATGTTTTATTATAATATTATTGCGCATATTATTTTGTTGTTCTTTATTGGTTGCCCATCTGCAATTTTCAGGTTCATAATTTTTATTTCCATCAATTTCCCAATCTGCGCCTGGCTTTTCGCCCAATTAACGGCTGTGTTCTTGTAAGAATTAAGTTTTTTCATTATCGGTTCCTCATCTTCCTCTCACTCATTTTAGGGTTGGGTTAGTTACCCCGTCCTCGACCTCGACCTCGACCCCCACCCCGACCTCGACCTCGACCCCGACCCCGACCTCGACCCCGACCTCGACCACGACCACGACCACGACCAGTAATTTTGGAGCATCATATGCTCCTTCAAGCTACTTCTGGTCCGTAGGCAATTTGTGCGCCCACGGGAACATATCGACGATAGAACTAATGGAGACGAGTGCTGGTCCGACTGGTTCGACTTCGCTTAAAGTCCCCTTCTTGATGGCGTCCGTGAAACGTCCCGTGTCCGCGACCCACGAAGCTTCTTCGAGGAGGAAGAAAGGGCCGACGCGCTTCGTGATACGCCCGACGAGGAAATACGTCACGGTGCGGATGAGCCAAGCGTGACCGATGAGGTCATCCATCTCGGTCAGGACTTGGACTTTCTCGCCTTTCTTGGAGGACTTTTCGAGTTTGGACAACTGTTCTTCGTTCAGGTCTACGAGCATAGATGTATGCGTTTCTGATTTAGTCAGTCACTCGTCAAAGGACTTCGGTAGGGAAGCCCGATCCCACTCTCCTATCCGGGGCTGACGGTAACAAGCACCTATGCGTGGTCAAGACTCATGAGCCACTTGTCATTCCGTTCGGCCCCAGAGAGGGGAGAGGGATCGGGTCATTATAGTTTCTTCAGCTTCTCCGAGAGGTGGGCCAGCAGTTGTTTCAGCTCCGGCACGCTCCAGTGCTTCACGGCGTTGGCCCGTCTCCGCAGCTCGGCCAACTGCTCCGGCGTCCTGACGGAAGCCAGCCACGCCGTCCCTTCCAGCGGTTCCTTGTGCCAAGCCCAGTGGCATCCAGCGCAGAGACACTTGGCGTTCAGTTCATCCCACCTGACGGCGAGGTTGGCCCTGGTGTAGATATGGCTCGTCTGAAGCTTGGAATAGTCCGCGAGGCCGCACCTCTCGCACTTCCCCAGCGAACGGATGAGCTCGGAGAAGGCGATGTCGAGCTTCTTCTTTAAGCCCTTCCGTTGGGACTCCTCGTACTTCTTGGAGCCGAGTCGCCGGGCGTTCTTCTTACGGGCCTTCTCCTCGCGCCCGGCCTTCTCGCGGGAACGGAGGTGAAGGTAGCACCAAGAGGTGTTGGCGTAGCGTTTGGAAGAACAGAGGCGGCAGGGTCGGTCCTTCTTCATGCGGTCGGGTCAACGTGCTTCACGGTCACTTCCAACAGGATTTGCTTTCCCTGCGTCATCGCCACCTCTAGGGCTTTCGCCACGTTGGTCATATCAACTCCCAGAACTAAGTTCGCGTCGCCGCCTTCTAGGATTCTGAAACCTTTTGCAAGTGCCTGGAATGTAGTCTGCGAGTTTGATCCCGTGGAACTGGTCATCATATCTATGCTTAGTCGTAATGTTTCTCTTAGAATCCATCAGCCAATGACACTTGAAACAGGCCTTAACCCAATCGTCACGTTTATCGCTATCGTACTTTCCTGAAATGTTCGCCCAGTGGAAGTACTTCTTTTTGCCTTGAGGAATCTCTGACCTATCGCACAGTTCGCAGCGATCAGCAGCTCCGTAGAGTCTTTTTACCCGCGTATGCAGGCCATAGTACCCCACCCCGGTCCCTGCCCATCTGGTGGCTTTCTCCCCAGTTTTAAGACTTTGGTGTTTTCCTTTGCATTGAATGGAACAGGCAATCGGAGGACTCTTTCGCAGGAAGTGGCTCGCCTTTCGGTAGGAAAGTTTTCCGCAGATAACGCACGGAAACTCCCTGCCTGTTTTTTCGTACTGACTACTCATTTCCCTCACGGTCCACTTGGACCTTGTGTATCGTGGCTGGGAACTTGGTAGGCATATCTGGAAGGGGTGTTTTAGGGGTCTAGAATGGCTCAGGATCGACGCAGAGGGTCAAAACGGGATTCCGTCCGTCTCCACCTTCTTGACGGCGTAGGTCGTGTCCGTCCCAGCAGCTTCCCGCTTGACGTGGACCGTATCACCGACCTCGAACTTCGAGATGGCGTTGGCGAACCGGGAGGCTTTGGAGTCGAACATACGGTCACCCGAGGCATCCTTGAAGTAGTAGCGGATGGTCTTCCCCTTGTTCGGCTCCTCTTGGAAACCGTATTTTGGGTTGGCGCAGACGATGAGTTCAGGCTTCCCGCTGATCGTGAGGGTGATTCCGGCGTCGAAGTCCGCGCCTTTCAGGAACTTACCTCCGATATTGATGGGCATTTCCACTGTTTTGGGGATTATTGTGACTGAGAGTCAAACTTTTTATGGCACGGATAACAGAGGCGCCGCCAGTCTTTTAAGTTTCTTTTGTATTTTCTACTTATATTCGCCCACTGAAAGTAGGAACGTGTTTTTCCCTTGTTATGAGGCGGCTTGTCATTTCCACAAGCCTCACATAATTGAGGACTGCCTAAGCGGTTTTTAATCCATTTATGGAGGCCACTGTAGCTGACCTCCTTCCCCCTCCACTTTGGATGATTCCTCCCGAGTGGGCTATGTAGCCTTTGGAAGGCATCGTGGCACCGCACGGAACAAAAGCTTTCTTTGACCCGTCTCAGCAGAGAAGGTGGCCTGTAAACCTCTTTCTTGCACATGGGACATTTAATTGTCTTCCCGCTCTTTCTTCTCACACCTCTTTAGAACGGTTGGCTTAGCTTGTTGATGAGGTCTAGTTTCCGGGCCTCGATACGTTCCTCCACCCTGCGCCGTAGCTCGGTCCAGACTTTCTGGACGTCATCGTAGTCCATGTCGGAAGGTACCTGTTCGCTTTCGCTCTCGAAGAGGTCTGTGGACTCGTATTTCTTCCCGCCAATCGATTCGTGTTGGATTTTGACGCTCATCGAGCAGACGACGTTCTTAACGGTTTCCATATTTCAGCATATTGACTTGTTGGCGATTGAGACGTTTCCAGATGAGCATGGCTCTCGCGAAGGATTTGCACTTCTCAAGCTCCTGTCGGAAATCTCCCCTCAAGAGGCGGTAGACGCTCTCCTTGTCATCCTGACAGACGAGGGAAGTGCGGCCTTCGGAGAACGTGACGTGCCAGGTCATATCAGAACTCTAGGGGCAGGCGAGAGAGGAAGTCTTTGACGGCCTCGCGGCCCACGAGCTTTTCGAGCGCCCGCAGATCGGAGGTGATGTTAAAGCGGAGCTGGCTCACTTCCCACTGTTTCGCGGCTACGAGGTCCGCGAGCTTCCTTTCACCGTTCCGGGCGATTTTGGCAGCTTCGATGAGGGACATATCAGCTTCGGTCTTTAGCCAGCTCCCTGGCGATGTAAGACTGGATCGCTTCGGGGGTGCTGATTTCCGGGTTAGAAGCCTTGGGGCAGTAGCAAGCGTTCTCGATAATCGACCAGTTCTGACACTTCTTGGCGTGAGCGATGCGCTCGATGAACCGAGCGTCTTTCACGGGGTCGAGATCGGCTTCGCGGAGGAAGGTGCGCATACTGATGAGCGTGTCACTTCTTAAAGTCATTCCAACGTTTCTTCATGGCGCAGGACCGGCCGCACGTCGCCTTTCGTCCTCGGTCGCTACCCCGACTGATTGCCTTGAAAGGTTTTCGACAAATGGGACACGGGGTTTTTTTAATCTCCCTGCTTTTACTCATTTTACTGAATGCCCTTAGTCTCCCATCCTTTTTCATGTGACATCGGCGGCAGAGATATTCCCAATCTTTAAGATCGCGGAGATATTCTTGTGAACGGTTGGCCAAGTCGAGTTTTGGATTATTCTCGCCGCAGCTCGGGCAATCTTTCGGTTTGGGTAGTCGTCGTCTGATCCAGATGTGTAGTGGTCTGTAGCTTACCTTGTCACCCTTCCACATGTGGTGCTCCTCCCCAATTTTTCTTTTTTGTTCCACAAGGCAATATCAGCGATATCGTCCTCCGCACTCGCACTTAGGCTCCTCTCCGACGCTGGCGCGTTTCATCCTGCCGCACGGCCCCGAGCAGAAGACGCGCCGGAGGTTACGGATTTTCTCGACGCAAGACACGCCAGTTTTACTGGCGTTCGGGGAATTCGGACCCGTGAGGGTAGACATTGAGACCACGCATAGATGAGTTATCGGTAAGACCGTATCACGCTTTTATCCACATGTCTAGGGGACAGAAATGGCCTTAAATACGGGGTTCTGGGGTGGCCGCTACACGGGCCTCTGCCGTCGGTCGGTCCGGGTTGCGGCTTCGTTGTTTGTCATGGACGGCCAGTATGGGGGTCCGGATTGGGTCATCAAGAAGTCTCGGATTTCCCCTCCCCTGTTTTCAAGGCGTTTTACTGTAACCCACTCCTTCCGCAGGCAAAACATACGGGACTTATATACGAGGAAGGACCAGCCCCGTCGGTCTTGCCGTCGATGACCTTGCCGAAGTAAGATCGGGATGTCGGCGGCGTCCAAGTAGACGGAGCGCCGCTCCGACGTCCGAGGCCTTGACAGGCCGAGCTGGTGCGCCCAGAGGGGCTCGTGCTAGACTGGAAACGACCCAAAATCTATTCTCTCGTGGCTAGACGAGAGGAGCGACGCGTTCACCACGCACCCCACAGGTGGACCATCGAAAGGGGCTACCCTGCCAACTGCAAAGTTGTCGGGAGCTAGCACTCTGCCGACGCCCGCGCCTCAAAACGCGGTCTTGGGCGGGGTAGTCGCTTTCGATGGTTTTTCGTGGAGAAAAACAAAAACCGCCGCTCGGACCTTCGATAAGCCTTAAAAACAAAGAAACGCCCGTAAAGGGCGTATGGGCTGCAGTATTCTGCTGGCGACGGGTTTTTCGTTCGGATGGGCCAGTTTGGAAGCGTCCACGCGCTGAACGCGGATGACGGATTTAGGACGCTTGCCCGGAAAGGTGAACCGCCCCTTCGTGGCGAAGATGACGTTCTCATGGCAAGGGGCGAAGTCGCCACGCAAGTCCCCCATCCCATGAACCACCTTGTCCCAGATGACCTGGGCCTTGTCCTTGAATCCGGCCTCGCGCATCTTCACGCGGAAAACCTCCTCGACGTCGTATCTGGTGAAGCAAGCCAGCACCCCCCCGCTTGAGGACGCGGAAGGCGTCAGGTAGCCATGAGGTGAACGGCTCCTTGTCGTTGGCAATCTTGGGCTTCCACCTGCTCCTATCAGTCCGCCTGGCGGACTGATAGTCGATGCCGAACGGTGGGTCCGTCACGATACAGTCGATGCTCCCCTCCGTACCCTTCTTCAGGACGTCGAGGCAGTCGCCCAAAATTATTTTAGTGTCCATTTTTTCTTCTGAGGAGTGCGTTGGCCTCCAGGAACCTGTAGATTGTCCCGAAGGAGCATCCCATTAAACGGGAGATTTTAAGTGCTGATAACCTCTCCTCTGAGTAGAAACGCATGACCTTTTTCTCGTCCAGAGTTACGGAACGCTTGAACCTAGTTTTTTTACCGATATCATCGTGTTCCTTTTTGTGTTCGGCCCTGCTCAACAACACCAAGTTCTCGACCCTATTATCGTACTTGTCGTGGTTCTTATGATGGACTATTTCTTGCGATTCCAGTTTTCTTCCTAGGTGCTTTTCCATGACTAGACGGTGAATCCGATACTGTCTTCCTTCAACCCACCTGGGTGGGATAGCCCTTGACCCTACCATGTATGATTTTGCTCTCCATAATTCGCGGGTTTAAGTCTTGATCGGGGGCCAGGTGTTAGCCCCCGTAAGCTGGTTGTTACATTTGATTGTTACACTATAGAGAGAGAGAATTGTAACATTCTCTCTCCCTCTACTTAGAACTTCTGGTAACTTGTTACTGTAACATTCACATTTTTGGCTAACCTTTCAAAAATCTATGGGCGATTGTTACAGACTTGTTACAAGTTTGTTACACGCTTTTGATTGTTACAGACCCTTTTCTTAGCCTTAAAAAGTTTGTTACACTCTATTTAGCACGGCTAATCGGTAGTTTCCCCTTATATTTCCGCCTTTTATGAGCTTTGCGGTCGCCAAACGGTTGATGGTCGTTCGGATAGTTCCGGGGCTGATGTTGGGCAGGAGTCCGTAGAGCTGTTGTAGGCTGGTGTCCTCGTCTGTACGCAGTGCACCAAGGATGGACGGTCGGGGGTCACTAGCCTGGATGTAGGCCAAATCCTCCTCGTACTCGATACCCACCCCCTTGTCGCTCATCTTGATCGCCACGGGGCGGCTCAGTGGACCGTTGTTGAACTTCTTATGGGTCAGTCCTAGGTGCTTAACCGTGTCCCCTTCTTCGGCGTCGGACTTCATGTTCCAGATGTTTCTGGCCAAGTTCGTGAAGAATACACTCCCAAATGTCCAGTCGCCACTGTCCGCCTTGGCCTCATGCCCGATCGTCAGGCTCGTTACCCCGATGTGCCGGAGAGCACCGAAGTACCGGGTAGCGATGGCGGCGTCTTCAGGGGCACCACCGCAAGCAGGAGCAGCCGAGTCCACGATGACGAGGCCGATGCCCTTCTCGACCACGAACCGACGCAGGACGTCCTTCATCTCATGGAGAGGGACGCCCCCCGAGTTCTTGTAGAACAACATAGACTCTGCCTCGTCCGTAAACCCAGGGCAGAACGGAGCGAGGGTCAGGAGGCGGTGCTTGAAGGTGCCGGGGGAGTTCTCGTAGTCGATGAACAGAGTCTTGACCGTCTTGGTGGGCTGGGAGCCAAGGAAATCACTCCCAGAGGCCAATGACATAGCCCAGCGAAGCGCGACGTAAGTCTTTCCAACCCCACCCTTGGCGAACAGGAGGTTGGCCGCGTCCTCCTCGATGAAGGGGAACAGGAGGTGCTTGGGTTTTTCAGGAAAAATCTCGACCGCGTTCACGATGTCGTCCGCCGCGCTCTCTCGGTAGGCTTCCTTGAACTTGGCCCCCGCCTCCGACAGGATGAGGGGCCACTTGATGTCCTTCCCGAAGGAGGCCGTAAGCTGTCGGGCGTAGGACTCGCAGGATGAACCGGACAGGACGTTCAGGCGGGATTCGAAGACCCGTTTGGCGTGTCCGGGTATCTCGACGTGGCACTTCACGATGGCCTCCATCTCCCCACGGGAGTAGGTCGGCTCGTCGTAGGAGAAGACCGCGAACCCCTCATCGATGGGGATACGGACCACAAAGACGTCATTCTCGCGGTTGATGACGGCTTCACCGACTTTGGCCCCAGAAAGCCTACGGCGCGATTCAGCCCGTCCGATGGATTGGTAGATGGTCCGCAAGTCCCGCTCGGAGAGGGGGGGCTTGGCGTGTTCGGCGTTCCACGAGACGAGAAGGGGCCAGACATGGGTTTCCCACTCGTCTTCTCGGAACCTCAGCAGGAGTTTGCCTGCGATGGAGGTGATCGTTTCGTTCCTTGACCCGTCCCCCACGACCTCGTTCATCCTTTTGGACCAGTCCACCGTCTCTTGACCGCTGGCCTTGTTGAAAGCCTCGACGACCTTCATCGGGAAGGGAAGGAAAGGTGCGATGCCTACCGGAGCAATCCACGCATACTGGCCCCCGCTAGGGTGGTTAGAGGGTGGAGCGATGATAAGCCCCCCGTCGTTCCTGATATCGTGGAGAGGAGCGAACTTGACCTTGTTCCGGACTCGGGGCGTGTAAGCGAAATAAAAGTGTTTACCCCCTCCTCCCGAATAGGCCGTGACCGTGGTATTATCTTTAAGTCCGAACAGGTCAAGATCGGCTCCGGCCTCGGTATCAAGCACGGTGATTCCAGAGATTTTTCCCGTGATGATGGCGATGTCGGCGTCTGGCCACTTCTTCCACCACTCCCTGATTTCCGCCTCGGTCGGATAGCGTTCCTGAAAAACTTTCCAGTCCACCGGGTAAGAAATATCTTTTCCCACGGACCCGTCAGCCTTCTTTGCTCCACCCTTGACTGAGCAGGGGACAAGACTGAACCCACACGTCAGGTAGAACAACGCCGCCTCCAATTTCTCGTTCATAATCAAGGTTTTTCAGGGGCCAGATGGAAGACGCCGCCGGCGTCTAGGAAAGAATTCCTCCCCCACTGGATGACCTCGACCTCGGTGACGTCGGGACCGCCCCACACCCCGAAGAAATTGATGAGGATGTTAGCAGGATATTCCCTGGGGTCTTTGGCCTCGTCCTTCTCGGCTACTTGGCCACGGATCGTGGTCAGGAGCGCGAACGCGAGAGATTCCTTATCGTCGCAATCGACGCTTCCCCCGTCGTCGAGACTGAGGATTTCGGACATCCTGCCGTCCTTGAGCCGACCGAAACTCCAGTTCCCTTTACGGAATCCCACCAAGATTTCTTTTCCGTTCTTGAACACCACACGGAACGCGCACTCAGACTTGATGAGAGGCGAGAGAAGCTGAAGTCCCTTCAGCTCCCCCGTAAACCGGATGTCCATAGATATCCCCACTTTCGGTGGGTTGGTCAGGTTGTTAGCCCCTCTATCATACAAAAAAACTCCTGATATCAGGAGTGGATAACCGTCTTCCGTTCGGTGATAGACTATCCCCATGCTCTCCCCCTACCCTGGCTACGCCAAACTCTTCAAGCGTTTTTCCCTGTTGGTAGACGAGTTCGACGCCGCCCGTCGAAACATCCCAGCCGACCAAAGGAGCAAGAACGAGAAGATGGACAAGCTCTACGTCCAAGCTGACATCCTCATCGTCCGTCTTCGCCGCCTCGGTTTCTGAACTTCCTAAACGCCAAAGTCACGTGATTTGCGTGGACCCGTAAAATCTGCTATATTAGACCCATATCAGTAATCCCCCCCTATGGATTACGAGGCTGAACGGGTCTACCGCAAACTCATCCGCAATCAGGAACAGGAAATCAATTTCTTGAGGGACATGCTCTGGAAGATGGCGAACGGGCATCCGTTCACGGTCACGCACGTCCAGGTGAAAGTACCGACGATCCCGCAAGAACAGCCCGGACCCACCGTCACCGACGGCTTCCTACGCGAACTACTGGCCTGAAGTTATCAACATCCGCCTTGTGTGAACGTCAAAAAGATGCTTTAATGGCCTTGTGAGGGAGTCTCACAATCATATATCCCAAACTCACGGCTGGAATACGAACGGCCTTCGGGAGGCGAAGCTTCCCACCTGGCCCTACACCGCCGGATAAGGGGAACCCCGACTCCACCCACCCAGAGGACAGCCCACTTCGTGCCGCGCTGTTCTCTGCCGTTTACACGAAGACAACGAGAAAATTAATTTCTCCTGTGCGCGAAGAACTCCAAATCCTCCTTTCGGATAAACCCATCGCGGATCGCAAGCGTTCCGAACGCGAAGCAGTCGAGGCCTATATCTCCGACTTCACCAAGAAGATGGACGCCCTCCAGACCGAGTACGGCCTCACCTATCGCGCCAGTCTCCAAGTCACGGCTTCAGGAATCATCCCCGTCGTCCGCCTCACTCCTTTCGACCCGTCTAAACTCGAATCAGAGAAGAAATGACCGCCATCATCTTCGTCTGCGCCTTCTTGGCCGGCTCGGCTTCCACCGCCGTCGGCATCCTGCTCGGAGCCTATCTTTTCAAGGCCCACCCCGAAATCCTGGACCGAGTGAAACAGCACCTCCCTCGGAGGAAACTCAAAATCCTAGATATCTCCCACGAGGAAGCCGTTAAAGACTTGAACGACACCCTGTGAAACCCCTGTTCAACTACGTCCTGCTCAAGTCCGTGGATCTCAAGAGCGAATCTGGACTCGTGGCCCCCGACACCGCCGCCAAAGAGCGTCCAGTCGAAGGCGAGGTCATCGAGATAGGTCCGGACGTGAGCTGCCTCAAACCCGGCGACAAGGTGATTTTCAAGAAATACGCCCCCGACGAGTTCACCAAAGACGGAAACGATTATCTCCTCATCAGCCAAGAAGATATCATGGCGGTCCTATGAGAGTGCTCCACGGGAAAGAGGCCAGGGAAAAACTGAAGAAGGGCATGGACGTCATGGCCGATGCGGTCAAGAGCACCCTCGGTCCCAATGGCAAGAACGTCATCTTCTCCTCCGGTGGCGTCCCGGTCGTCACCAAAGACGGCGTGACGGTGGCTCGGGAGGTCATGCTCAAGGACGAGGGCGAGTACGTGGCGGTCAAGATCATGCGCCAAGCGGCCATGAAGACCAACCAAAACGTCGGGGACGGCACCACGACCTCCACCGTCTTGGCTCAAGCCATCGTCACGCGCGGCCTCGACGCCCTCCAGGACAAGTCCCTGAACGTCCACGCTCTCCGCAAAGGAATCCAGGACTGCGCCGAGGAGATCAAGACCGCCCTCAAGGAACAGTCTCGAAGCGTCGATGGCGACTTGGAGAAAGTCGCGACGATTTCCGCCAACAACGACCCCATCATCGGCAAACACGTCGCCGATTGCGTGGAGAAAGCCGGTCCCGACGGTCTCGTGGTCGTCGAGGAATCCAAAAGTCTCGACACCCTCATCGACGAAGTGAACGGTATGGAACTGGAGAGGGGATACGTCGCCCCCTACATGGCCAACAACGAGCGTCTGGAGTGCGTGCTTCATAACCCCCTCGTGGCCGTTTCGGACAAGAAACTGTCCCTCTCCTCCGAAGTCCTCCCCCTCATGGAACTGCTGGTCAAGAACAAGCAGACCCGTGAACTCCTGCTCATCTGCGATGACATCGAAGGGGACGCCCTGGCTACGGCTTTCGTCAACAAGCGGCAGGGCCAGTTCAACCTCGTGGTCGTCCGCGCCCCCGGAAGCCCAGGCGAGAAGAAAGAAATCCTAAGGGATATCGCTGAATACCTAGATACCGAAGTGATTTCCGAGACCGCCGGCCTCAAGCTCTCGACCTACGAGAATTACGGCACCGCAGAGAAAGTCATCATCTTCAAGGACAAGACCCTCATCATCGGGGGGAAGGGTGAGACTGAAAGGCGCATCGCGGACCTCAAGATCGAACTCGAAAACAAGGAACACGACCACGAAAAGGAGAAAATCAAGGCCCGCATCGCCAAGCTCCTCGGGAAGGTCATCGTCATCAAGGTCGGGGGTTCCACCGACTCGGAGATGCGAGAGAAGAAATACCTCTACGAGGACGCGGTCGGAGCGACCAAAGCGGCCCTCCGTTCCGGAGTCATCGCAGGCGGCGGAATCCCGCTCTACCACATCTCGGAGAAAATCAAGCCCAAAGATAGGGGGGCCGAAATCCTGCTCAAGGCGATCCAAGAGCCTTTCAAGACCATCATCAGGAACTCCGGACAGGACACCGAACGTGTCCTCAAGCACCTCCCGAAGGACGGAGGCTACGACGCCAAGACCGATACGTTCGTGGACGACATGCTGGCTCACGGCATCCTGGACCCCCTCGAAGTCACCCAGAAAGCCCTCGACAACGCGGTATCGGTAGCCACCACCATCCTGACGACCGACTGCCTGATGTATGCCGAGCCCGACAAGAAAGACCCAAGCTGAAAAAGATTCGACCTGCAAGAAGGGCGGTTTCTGCCTCTGGATGACCGACGGAAGGTACGCCGACGCGACGGTAGAACGATGCCTCAAGTGCGGACGTAAAGCCATCTGGAACAAGGTGGACGGCCGCATCGACAACCAGAAGTACCTCCGTTACCACCTGACGGACTTCGCCCAGCCCTTCGGACCGACCCATAACTTCTTCGAGCGAGCCTACGGGAAAGGGAAGGTCAGACTGTGGGAGGACCGCATGAAGGAACGTCTAGGTCGCCAGAACCTCTGGGACGACACCGAACGCGAGGCCCAGTACGCCATCAAGATGATGAAACGAACCAGCTTCTAGATATGCCGACCGTCCGTGAGGACAAACTGGCGGACGTCATCATCGAGAACGCGACATCCGACAGGGGAATGACGGCAAAACAGATGCTTGTTAAAGCAGGCTATGATACCACCACGGCAGAAGCCTCTCCGGGCCGAGTGATGAAGCAGGACGGAGTACGCGAAGCCCTCATCGCCAAAGGCTTTACCGTAGACAGAGCCGATGAGGTCGTGACCGAAATCCTCAACACTGGAGAGAACCAGCACAGGCTCAAGGCTGCCGACATGATCTACGAAAGGCACGGTGCCAAGGCTCCCCAAAAGACCGTGAGCCTCAACCTCACCGCCGACATGAAGGACTTCGAGCAGTTCGACGAGATGAGCAAGAAGTACGACGAGGAGATGAAACGTAAGATGCGGGAGTGAGACTTTCCGACGTCAATCCCGCCGCGTGGATCGTCGAGAACCGCATCCGAGTATCGAGCGGCGTTCCCTTCGACTTCAAGAACCACCTGTTCTGGTACGACGTCCTCACGGACCTCTCGCCCCATCAGGCGTGGCTCAAAGCCGCGCAGGGAGGCGGAACGGAAATCGCCATCCTCAAGGCTCTCTATCTCTGCGATCGGAGGAAGATGGACTGTATCTACACGATGCCGACCGCCTCCGACATCAACACTACGGTCGGAACGAGGCTCAACCGCCTCATCGGGCTCAACCCCACTCTCGCGGCTCTCGTCAAGAACAAGGATTCCGTCGAGCAAAAACAGGTGGGGGACAACCTCATCCACTTCAGAGGGACTTGGGTCGAACGTGCCGCAATTTCCGTCCCGGCCGACGTCCTCATCCATGACGAGGAGGACCGGAGCAACCAAGACGTGCTCGGAACCTACGCCTCCCGCCTCCAGCACTCCAAGTACAAGTGGGACTGGCATTTCTCCAACCCCAGTTTTCCAGGTCACGGGGTAGATAAGTTCTGGAGGAAATCCGACCAGAAGCATTGGTTCATCAAGTGTCCCAAGTGCTCGCTCGACCAGTACCTCTCATGGCCTGAATCCGTGAGCGTGGAGCGCAAGGAGTTCGTCTGTAAGGGTTGCGCCGCGGCGCTTTCGTCTGACGACAGGCGCCGAGGGCGCTGGGTCAGGAAGTGGGAAGACATGGAATACTCCGGCTACTGGATTTCAGCCCTGATGTACCCGTGGCTCACCGCCCAGTACATCTGCGAGCAGTTCGAGAACCGCACGCGGGATTTCTTCTTCAACTTCGTCCTCGGACTCCCTTACGTCGCGGAGGGTTCCTCCGTGTCCAAGGACACCATCCTCCGCAACTGTCAGCCCGGCCTCATCGTTGACCAGAGGAGGCCGGTGATCGGCGTGGACGTCGGCATCATCTGCCACTACGTCATCGGGACGAGAGAGGGACTTTTCTACCACGGCAAGACCGAGAAATCCGAGGAAATCGAAGGCCTGCTCCATAAGTGGAAGGACGCCATCATGGTCATCGACGCCGGCCCCGACATCTTCTTCGTCAGGCAACTCAAGGAAAAATACCCCGGCAGGGTCTTCCTCTGCTCCTTCTCCCGCTCCAAACCCAAGGAGGGCATCATCAGATGGGGGACGGGAGAGGAGTCCGGCAGAGTCATCGTGGACCGCTCCAGAGCTATCCAGCTGGTCTCGGACGAGTTTTCAGCCCGTCGTGTCCCCATCCAAGGGACTGCCCACGACTGGGAGCCGTTCGCCGAGCACGCCTCGGTGATGTACCGGGTCCAAGAACTGGACACGGCCGGGAACCCCGTCTACTCATGGGAATCCTCCAGTCCCATGAACCACTGGTTCCTCGCCTCCGTCTACTGGCGCGTAGGGATGGACAGGTTCGGCGGTGACGTGGCTTTCATCCGAAGCTCCGAGGACTTCAGGGTTCCTGTCGGCCAGCCCGTCACCCTGGGCAAGATGCCAGCCAAGACCGCCGTTGACGTCCAGCGGATAGGCACGGACGAATCCGACCTATGGAGATGACGCGGATAGAGCTTACGCCCGAGGAGGCCCGAATCTTCATCGCCTTCAGGCAGAATCAGGACTTCCTTGCGGCGATCTTGGCCTCCGGTCTCCCTGACATCAGGAACGGCCAAGCCGTCCTCCATTTCGGACCCCACGGACTCATGCGAATCGAGGTCAACCGTTTGACATATCTGAACAAGAAGAATTTGACTTGAGGCGTGAGACGTGCTATCGTCCAACCGAGACCCCAACCGCAGGCATCCCACGAGGATTAACCCAAGGCCGGTCGGCTATTAAGCCGTCCGGTCTTTCGTTTCATGGACCCAGTAACCGGGTACCGCTCACTCTACGCGGACAAGAACAAAGCCCACCCCTCGGCCCAGACCGAGGGTGCTTCGGGTCCGGAAATCGACGAGCTTTCCCTCGAAATGGACGACAAGGAGCTGATTTCCCTCAAGAAAGAGTGGATGTCTCTCTGGAAAGAGAAATCAGGCGACTTGGACAAGAAACGCAAGCGCAATCTCGAATATTGGGAAGGCAAGCGTTTCGTCTGGATGGAAGACGAGACCGAGAGGAAGCCACTGGCCGATAACATCGTCTTCGAGGCCGTCGAGTCGTTCCTGCCGATCGTGACCAAGAAGACCCCGGAGCCGATGGTGTGGTCCGACAACACCCCCGAAGGCCAATCACTTTCTCGTGACGTCCAGCGGATGCTCGAATATCTTAGCGACGTCTTGCGGATGAGGCTGGTGGTCAAACAGGCCACGAGGCACTGGTCCCTCTCCTACCTCGGATGCGTGAAGCTCGGCTGGAACGCCATCGAGGACGAAATCGCCATCCTCCCCGTCCACCCCCAAGACCTCATCCTCGATGCCAGAGGCACCATCGAGAACGGAAAGTATACAGGCAAGTACGTCGGGGAGTACCGGTGCGACACCCTGGCTAACATGCTCCAGCGGTTCCCTGAAAAAAAAGATTATCTCAACGAGAAATACGGGAAGAAGGGGACGGAAATCAAGTTCATCGAGTGGTGGACCGATGACTACGTCTTCTGGACGGTCGATAACGAGGTCTTGGGCAAGAGCAAGAACCCTCACTGGAACTACCCCGGCGAGACGACATCGGTGGACGACTACGGGGAAGAAATCAGCAAGGCGACCCCGGGCTACAACCACTTCAAGGTTCCCAAAGCCCCTTACGTCTTCCTCTCGGTCTTCAACACCGGCAAGAACCCCTACGACGACACCAGCCTGGTGGAGCAGATACTCCGGCTTCAGGACATGGTCAACAAGCGCCTGAAGCAGATCGACAAGAACGCCGACAACACCAATTCAGGACTGGCCCTCTCCGACGCCTTCACTGACGAGGAGGCCTCGCAAGCCGCCAGAGCCTTCCGGCGCGGCGACTCCATCCGAGTACCCAGAGGCGACGTGAACCAGGCGGTCATGCGGACCACGGGACCGGCCCTTCCCAATTTCGTCTACGAATCCCTGCTGGATTATCGGGCTCGCGCCCTCAACATCTTCGGGGTCTCGGGACTCACGGCTCAAGGCCTTAGAGAGACCGAGACCGTCCGAGGAAAAATCCTGGTCAAGGCGCAAGACGCAGACCGCATGAGCTACGTCGTGGACCACCTGGAGCAGTTCTCGGACCAAATCTACAACTGGATGGTCCAACTCATCGCCGTCTACTACGACGAACCCCATACCGCCGCGATCCTCGGCAAGGAGAAATCCCAGGAGTTCATCACCCTGACCAATTCCGATCTCGACAGAAAACTGGTGGTCTCGGTGAAGGAAGGTTCCCTCATCCCCCGCGATTCCCTGACCCAGCGGAACGAGGCCATCGACCTGTTCACGGCAGGCGCCCTCTCTCCTATCGAGCTGTTCGAGAAACTGGACTTCCCCAACCCCAGGGAATCTGCCGCCAATCTCGTGATGTGGCAGACGAACCCTCAAGGGGCGGTCGGGCTGCCGGCTCCAGCCCCGACGCCCGCGATGCCTCCGACCGAGACAGAGCAGGTCGCGGCGGAGACGGAGCAAGCCTTCCAGCAGATTCCCGCCATCTAAAACTATGCTCACGAAAAAGGGCACGACCATCATGGCAGCGATGAGGTCAGAGTACGGCGACAAGAAAGGCGAGAGCGTCTTCTACGCCTCTCGTAACAAGGGGAACATCAAAGGCGTGGAGAAACGGAAGCACCGACAGGAACATCAGGAGAAGGCCATGCGCTCCATGATGAAGAAGAAATAACCTAATCGAAAATCAGATGTCAGCGACCATGACGGGCATCCCCACCGACTCCCGACCTATCGAGGAGGAAGTGAAAACTGCGGATGAACAGGCCGAGGAAACCGAGAAATCGGAGACCGACCCTGCGGAATCGTCACCCGAAAAGAAGTCAGAGGAAGCGGCCCCGTCCGATGCCGATGAGAATACGGACGTCAATATCCCTCTGAACAAGGACAAGCGCTTCAAGGAAATCATCAAGGATCGGGATGAGGCACGCGCCCAACTCTCCGAGCTGATGGAATGGAAGCGCCAAAGCGAGTCCGCGCTCAAAACGCAGGCTCAAACCCAGGACATCCCCCAGTGGTTCCGTGAGATTTACGGAGACGACCCCAACGTGTGGAAGGTGATGCAGGCCCAGTTCTCCGAAATCCGCAAGCAGGCGGCCGACGAAGCGTATCAACGCCTCGAAAGCCAGAAGCAGGCGGAGGTCAAGCAGCTGGAAGAAGCCAAGAAGTTCGTGGATTCCCAATTCGAGGCGCTCAAGGAAGAAGGCAAGACCTTCGACAAGAACGCCGTCATCGACACGGCGCTCAAGCTCAAGCTGTTCGACGACAACGGGAACTACAACCTCCGCGCCGCCTACGAAGTCTGGTCCGCGAAGCAGTCGAGACCCCAGAACACCGTCAAGAAGCGCATCGCTTCCGAATCGGTCAGGGGCTCGAAGGGCGACGCCAAACAGGAAGGCCACACCCTCTCCGAACTCCGGAAGCTCGGAGGATTCCGAGGCTTCAATAAGTATCTTGAGAATAACGTATGATTACTCTCGGCAATCGCGTCCAGACGACGACCCGCGACTTCCTGATGCCCATCCTCGTGGATACGGTGCTTCAGGGAAACAAGTTCGCTGGTTCCATCGTCCGCAAAGCCAAGAAATGGTCCGGCAAGCGGATGCAAGTCCCGGTGAAGTACGCCAAGAACTCGACGGCCACCTCGTGGTCCGGGTTCGACCAGCTCTCCACCTCGGCGTCCGATAACCGCGTCCTGATGAACTTCGACCCGGGGTTCGTCAGCATCACGACCGCCCTTCCCCTCGACGAAATCTCGACCTCCCTCAAGTCCGGCGCGGAGGAGGCGGTCCTGAACCTCGTCAGGCTTCAGATCGAATCCGACACCGACGACCTCGCCGACTCCGTCGGCACCCAGTTCTGGGGCGACGGCACTGGCAACTCCAACAAGGATTTGCAGGGCATCGGAGCCATCGTGGACGACGGCACTTCGGTCGCCACCTTCGGCGGCCTGTCCCGCTCGACCTATCCGACCCTCGATGCCGAGGTCACGGCTTCGGGCGGCACGCTCACTCTCGACAAGATGACCACGCTCTACAACGCCATCTCGAACGGCGGCGGCGTGAACCCGACTGTGGGCTACGCCATCGACGCCGTCCATGCGCTGTACGAGAAGCTTCTGGTCTCCCAGGAACGCTACGTCCTCACGCAGGAAATGGCGAAAAAGGGCTTCACGGCCGGCACGGGCGCGAAGGAACTCGCCTTCAAGGGCATCCCGATGACCCGCGACCGCAAGGCCACTGCGCAGACCATGTTCATGTGGGACGAGCAGTTCATCGACTGGTACGCGCTCGAAGTCGCTGACGGCGAACCCATCAAGATGAACGACGACATCGAGGGCGACGACTACACCCGCTCCGAGGTCGAAGGTTACGGCTTCCGCTGGTCCGGTTGGGTCAAGCCCACGAACCAGATGGCCTGGATCGGCTTCACTACGCTCGCAGGTCAGCTCATCGGACGTAACCCGCTCCGCAGCGGCAAGCTCACGGGAGTGACCGGCGTGTAAATCTCCGGACTTCTAACGCGACTATATGCAGAAGTTTCGAGACACCCAAATCGCTCTCCAGAACGGCGCGAAGATCGTGGCCGAAGACCTGGCTGGCGTCCTCGGCCTCCCGACGGTCAACAACGTCTTCTACGTGGACCCGTCGGCAGGTTCGGACTCCGCCAACTCCGGCACCGCCTGGAACGACGCCTACGCCACGGTCGCGCAGGCTCTCTCCAGCTGCACTTCCGGTCAGCACGACGTGGTCCTCATCTCCCCCACGGGAGGCACGGGACGCTCGGCCGAGACGACCGCCATCAGCTGGAACAAGCGCTTCACTCACCTCATCGGCTCCGCCGCCCCGACGCAGCAAGACGCCCGTGCGGGCATCAGCTTCGGGACCGGGGGCTCCCTGACCCTCTCCGAGAACGGCTGCATCTTCCGCAACCTGACCATGAACGGCACGACCGACATCAACGTGCCTTTCACTGTCACGGGAGACTACAACGCCTTCGGCGGAGTGGACTTCAAGGGTTCCCTGAACGACACGACCGGTGACGATACGGCACTCCGCGCCCTCGTCCTGTCGGGCGCCCAGGAAAACACCTTCACGGGCTGCACGTTCGGCGCCGACACCTTCATGCGCTCGGCGGCCAACGCCACGGTGGAGTTCGCCTCGGCGGCCTCCCGCAACGTCTTCGACGGCTGCCTGTTCACGATGGCCGCCGACGCCGAAACGCCTGTCCATGTCCTCCACTCCGGGACCAACTCGGTCGATCGCTGGACCCAGTTCAACGACTGCACGTTCTACGCCTTCTACACGAACCATACGGCGAAGGTGAACGCGGTCTTCGATCTCTCGGCCCAGACCGCGACGTGCGACGTCATCATGTCGGGCAACACCCTCGCGGTGGGCTTCGACGACTGGGAGGCGACGGCAAGCAACTTCATGTGGTTCCAGTCGTTCACCGCGACTACCACCGCCATCGGCCTCGCCATCAACAACTCCTAATCCTAATACCCTATGGCAACTCGCCTCGGTCCCTGCGGTCAAATCGCCGCCGGAGACCTCACGCTCAACGTCTCGACGCCGCCGCCGGTCCTCGGTGCGCTGTATCAGACTCCGGACGGCCGCGCCTTCCGCACCTGCAAGGCAGGCGGTACGGCTCTCGTCCCCGGCAAGCTCCAGCAGGCAGCGGCCGAAGACACGGCGCACCAGGACGTGGTCCCCGCCGCCGCCGCCATCGGCGCCACGTCGGTCACGGTCACGCTCGGCGCGTCCGCTGCCACCGCCAACCAGTACGCCGGAGGCTACCTGATGATCACGGTCACGCCTGGCCAGGGCTATCAGTACCTCATCGCCAGCCATCCGGCGGCTGACGCCTCGGCTACCTTGGCCATCTCGCTGTCCGACCCGCTCATCGTCGCCTTGACGACCGCCTCGAACTGCGACCTGGTCGCTAACCCGTATTCCGGCATCGTCGTCAATCCGACTACGGCGACTTCCGCGCCGGTCGGCGTGGCGGTCACGGCCGTCACGGCCGCCCAGTACGGCTATGTCCAAGTCGGAGGCGCCGCCTGCGTCCTGAACGACGGCGGTTCCACGGTCGGCACGAACGTGTCGGCTTCCAACGCGACCGCCGGTGCGGTCGAAGCAGCCGTCACCGCCCAAGCCGCCATCGGCGTCGCCCTCACGGGTATCGCCTCGACGGAGTACGGCGCTATCCTCCTCTCGCTCCATTGATGAGGACGAGTTTCCGGGGGCTTCTCGCCTAAAAAGCCCCCACGAGAAGAAATTAAACTTCACGCATGAAATTCGCCCCGAGCTCGATGGTCCTGTTCAAGAACTGGTCACTCACCGACTTCACCCACTCGTGGAACGGCGTCCCTTATTCCTTCCGCTCCGGCGAGGAAAAGTGGATGGAGGGCTGGATGGCTGCTCATTTCGCCAAGCACCTCACGGATCGTGAGATGAACGTGATGGGCCTCATGACCGACGACCACCGCAGGCACGAGTACGAGCAGAAGTGTTTCGTCTCCTCCGATTCCCTTCCCGCCGAACGCGCTGGCGACCCGTTCGCTCGCAAGTTCGAGCTCCTGAATCGCCAGAAGGAAGCCGAGAAGCAGGCTGAACCCGAAGCTCCCGCCCCGACCCCTGAACAGGAAGCTCCAGCTCCTGAAGCCGCTAAGGCACGTTTCTGCGACGAGTGCGATTCGAAAGGCGTCCGCCACAAGAAGGATTGCCCGAAAAACGCCTTCGCCGCCCTGAAGAATGAGGCTGCTAACGCCTAAGAACGCCGAATCAGCCTACAAGGACCGTCAGAACGAGCTTGTCGGCCAGCTTTCGCTGATTTCGCAGGAGACAATCAAGGAAACGGCGAGGTTGAATGAGGCGAAAGCCGCCTACGTCTCGGAAGTCTCCCTCATGCGAGCAGGAATCGAGTTTGAAAAGACCCGTCTCCTGGCCTCTAGGGATGAACTGACGAGGGAAGTCTCCTTACTGGAAAAGCGGAAGGAACAAGCTATCGCTCCGATCACCGACCTGATGGATGAAGCCGACAGGAAGACGGCTCATGTCGCATCCAAAACAGCCGAACTGGCCGAACGGGAGCGACTGCTGGACCATCGGGACGAGGAATCAAGGCACCGCGCCCGTATCGAAGCCGAGTCCCTAGACACGGAACGCCGAGAAACGTCCAAGCTCCTCCAGAAAGCCGTCAGGGCCGCCGAAAGGTCTTCACGGACCCTCTCGGAAGCCGAACGGGACAGGGAAGACGCCAGGCGCATCAGGCACGAAGCCTTGTCTGCCGAGGAAGCAAATCTTCGCTTGCTGGAGGAACGAGAAAAAACCGTCTCCATCAAGGAGTCATCCCTCGAAGCCGAAGCGTCCAGGCTCTCGGAGCTGAAGAAGACCCTCGAAGACCTGAAGCGACGCCTTGAATCGAGGCAATCGACCATTAACTTCGCCTTCGAGGAGGCGAGAAAGAAAGGAATCCTATGAGCAACGTCAGGCAGCACGGCACGGCGGTCCACGCGACCGCGACTCACGCGACGGCACCAGTGGCACAGATCGCCGCTGTCGCCGGCCAGTCCATCTACATCACCGAAGCCTCCTGCTCATCGGACAAGGCAGGTGCCATCCTTCTCATCAAGAACGGCACGACCACTATCTGGCAGGAGCAGGTAGGAGCTTCTTTCTGTAACCTCCGGTTCGACCCCCCGCTGGCCTGCTCGGTCGGTGCCCTGGCTGAAGCCTCCATCGACTCGACTTCGGCCGGGAAGGCGAACATCAACGGGGTCCAGTGCTGATATGGCCCAAGCCCCACGCGACGCGAACCATGTCCCTGCGGGGCTCGGCGTATCGAACACTGACGGGACCACGACTCTGCCTTTCTACATCGACTCCGCGACAGGCAGGGTGCTGCTCGACCTCTCGGTAGTAGCTGACGCCGGAGGGTCCGTCTCGGACGAACCGGACGAGCGCGACGCGAACCGCGTCACCGCCATGCTCTGCCTCAAGGAAGACGGCTCTGGGCTAGGCAGCCCCGCCATCGACAACCGCAACGGATACCTATACCTCGACCTATCCTGATATGGCCGACGCCAAACGAGACGCGAACCGAGTGACGACTTTGATGGGCGTGTCCGACGCGGACGGCACGACTCTTTTGCCTGTCCGTATCGATCCTGTGACCAACCGCATCCTCGCATCCGCCACGGGAGGCGTGACCGGCTACACCGGTTACACAGGTCCGACCGGCTACACTGGTCCCGGTAATTTCACCGGCCCCACCGGCTATACAGGTCCCATCGGCCCAACTGGCCCCACAGGCTATACCGGACCTACGGGCTACACCGGAGCCGGTAATTTCACCGGCTACACCGGTCCGATCGGCCCTACGGGCTACACTGGCTACACCGGCCCCGACGGCACCCCAGGAGGCCCCACAGGTCCCACAGGTTATACCGGCCCACAAGGAGCTGGCCCTACTGGCTATACGGGATATACGGGCTATACAGGTCCAATCGGCCCTACAGGCCCTACCGGCTACACCGGCTACACGGGTGCCGGTAACTTCACCGGCTACACGGGTTACACCGGCTACACCGGCCCCATCGGTCCGATCGGTCCTACAGGCTACACGGGCTATACGGGTCCAGGCAATTTCACCGGTTACACCGGTTACACGGGTCCGCAAGGACCGACCGGCTACACCGGTTACACCGGTCCGATCGGCTCCACCGGTCCGACGGGTTACACAGGCTATACCGGACCAACTAGTGGAGCTACAGCGGTAACTTTGATTCCTTCCCCAAATTATCCTGTCTTGAGCGCGTTGACGACCACCACGTATGACACGAATACACAAGGCAAGGTCGGCCAATTCGTTATCCCCTTGGCGATCACGGTCAACAAAATCTCAATCAGGACCGTCACGGTAACTGCTGATTCGACGATCGACTTGACCCTCTACTCCGAGGATGGCCAAACACAGATATTCTCCGTAACTACGGGCACGATTACGGCTACGACCGACAACAACAAGGTCATAACGACGGCCGTTTCTGCGGTTAGTGTTCCCGCAGGCGTCTATTACTTGCTATCGAACAGCAACGGCACATCTAACACGCAACTCCTGACGTATACCAACGGATACGTCGGCGGAATCGACGGAACTGGTAGCCTGTTGACTGACGTAACGAGTGAACCTGATTTACAAGGACAAATCGCAATTACAGCTTCGACTCCTCCTGCCACTTTGACTCCCACTACAATAGCGGGATCAGACAACAAAGGGATTTATTTCAGACTCGACAACTAGTTCCCATGAACTTCTCCCACGTCTGATATGCCTACTGGATACCGCAATAAAACAGGCGCAAACCCCTTCAAAGGAAAAAAGAAAAATGTATGCTTAATTGGTCAACCGTTTTAATAGCCCGTAACGAAGAAAAGACGCTGCCCAGGCTGATGGCGTCGCTTTCGGAGTTCCAGGCGAAGGGAGGCGAAGTGGTTCTGGTGGATACCGGCTCGACCGACGGGACCGCGAAGGTCGCCACGGAACTCGGCTGCCGCGTCGTCGAGGTCGGAGACAGGTTCCGAGTAGCGATCGACGACAAGACGGCGGAGGCCATCAACGCCAAGTTCGTGGTGGATGGGGAGGAACCCGTGGTCCAAGCCGGAGACTCCCTGTTCGACTATGCCTCGGCCCGTAACTTCGCCGCGTCGCTCGCCCTGAACGACATGGTAGCCATGCCCGACTGCGACGAGGCATATACCAGGCTAGACCTCGATGCGATTCAGGCCGCCGTCGCCGAAAGCGGTGCCGACCGATTCGTGTATGAATACGTTTTCAGCCACGATGAACACGGCAATGAGGGAGTCGCGTTCAAACATAGCAAGTTCTACGACCGCAGAAAACACGAATGGCGCGGTGTAGTTCACGAGTGCCTTTTCCCTAGAATCAACTGATATGGCTCCTCGAAGCGAACTCGGTAAACAACACATGCGAGAGGCGTGGCTTAAACTCGCATATGTTTGAGAAATATCTGGGTCCTGACGTCATCAAGCTCGAACACTGGCAGAACCATGACACGAACCGCTCTGGCTATCTTAGGGGGCTTGCTCTGGATTGCTTCAGCCATCCTGACAACGACCGCAACTGCCATTATCTGGGTCGTGAGCTCCTGTGGACGGGTCGTCCGAAGTCCGCTCTCAAGGAACTGGAGCGTCACGTCAAGATGGACAAGTGGCGGCCGGAAAATAGCCAGTCCCTCGTCTTCATGGGCGACGCCTTCCTCGCGCTCGGTGACGAGCGTTCCGCCGTCGCTTCTTGGCACGAAGCCTACGCCGTCGAGAGCGGAAGAAGGGAACCGTTCATCCGACTGGCTGAACACGCCATGAGAAAGCAGGACTGGCCGCGCGCCGAAGCCTACGCTTCAGCCGCCCTCACCATTCCACAATCGGGTTTCTACGCTGACGATGCCTCGAACTATCGGGAGAAGCCGCACGAAATCCTTTACACCGCCCTGTGGTATCAGGGGAAACCGGAGGCCCACGACCACTTCAGGAAGTGCCTCGGCTACCTGCCGAACCATCCGAAATATCTCCATGATCGCCAGTTCTTCCCTCTGCCCGAAGGCGTGTCGCCGGTCCTCGACAGGCGCATGGGGTCGTGGGAACTACCCACGGTATCCATCCTCGTCCCGACCCTCGGCCGGCCCGAAGGCCTGAAACGCTGCCTTGATTCCATCGAAATACTCAACTACCCCAAGAACCTCATTGAGGTCTGGTTTCGGGAGGACGAGCCACGTTTGGGCGTCCCCAAGAGAGTCAGGCAAGGGGTGGAGGAGACGAGGGGGGAATACTTGGTCTTCGCCGCCAATGACACGGAGTTCGAGCCCGATACGGTCCTGCGAGCCGTCATGGCTTCGAGGAAAGAGAAGAAACGCCTAGTTGCCTTCAATACGGGCGAGTTGTATCCCGACAAAGGGAACATCTGCGAGCACTTCCTCATCAAGAGGGACTTGCTCCCGGAGATCGGTGGCGACATCTTCGACACCGAGTTCCATCATGTCGGGGTCGATAACCTTCTCTGGGCCAAGTGCGAGGTACTGGGAGAAGCCACGAGGTGCGAGGAAGCCAAGCTGAAGCACCACCACTTCACCAGGTCTCCGGTGAAGATGGACGAGGTATACGAACTTGGATACTCGAAAGCCGACCAGGACAGGCAACTGCTCAAGAACAAGTTAGCGAAGCTCTTGTCGGGAATGTCACCAGCCCTCGTATGAGCGAGGGGAACCAGTGTATCTACTGCGGTAAACGCCTAGACGAGAACGACCTCTGCCCCAACTGCGATCTTGACTGATATGGACTTCCAACTGCTTAAATCAATCGCTGAAGAAGGCATGGGCCTCGCGGCCTTCGCCGTCCTCATCGTGGCCGGGATGAAGGTCTGGCGGTTCATGGACGTCCTCGTGAACAATCATTTGAAACACCTTCAGGACTCCCTGGGCAGGATGGAAGCGCACATGGAATCCATGAGGGACGCTCTTAATCGCCTAGCGAACAAGAACTGATATGGCGACCATCTTCACCCATCTTCCCCTGAAGACCATGCGGCTCTCGCAAGCCTTCGGCTTGGACTTCCGGCGTGAGGACGGCAAGTGGTTCTACAAGGACATGAAGGACCAAGCGGGGAACCCTCTAGGTCTCAAGGGACACGACGGCTGGGACTTGGTTTGCCCATCAGGGTCCGAGGTCTACGCCGTCTCTGATGGCTACGTCGAGACGGAGAAAAGCTCCGGCTACGGAGTGACCTGCCGCCTGTTCATCAACACCACCGCCGACGTCCAGCTGGAAGTCGTCTACGGCCACCTCAAGGAAGCCGTGAAGACTGGGCCAGTGAAAGCTGGCGACCTCATCGCCCTCTCGGACAACACGGGGAACAGTACAGGAAATCATCTCCACCTCGGCATCCGCATGAGGGTCAAGGAAGGCTCCGGCTGGCAAGTCACGAACTATGCCAACGGCTTCCTGGGCTATATGGACCCGGCCCTGTTCTTCCCCAAGACGGTCTTCAGCCTCGCGGTGGACCGTCAGTACGGCCTGAACGAGTACACGCCCGGAGTTCCTAGCTGGTGGGAGTTCCAGAAGACGAACGCTTGGTTCTACAAGACCCAGAAACGCCTGATGACCACGCGTGAACGCAACGCTTTCAGGTTCGGGTTTTACGATATCCATACTGTCCTGGACCCCACGAGGTTCTGGATATGGAGCACACGGACGAAGCCAGAGGCCGTCAAGCAAGGATTACTCGCTAAGTGAAACGTATGACAGCTCTCCTCGACCTGCTCAAAAGGTACTGGAACTGGTTGGACGGAAAGAAGACCGTGTTCGCCGGCGTCGGCTTCATGCTTTTCGGAGGGATCGGCTGGGTTCTGAACCTACTGGAACAGGAAAAAGCCATTCAGCACGTCCTGACAGGTGCCGCTCTCCTGGGCTTGGGCGGGAAGGCCCAGAAAATCATCGACGCCCTAAAGCGCAAGGAATAACCGTATGCTCTCCTTCACAGGTCTCCGCTCGCTGGCAGGGAAACTCGTCAACGACACCGCCTCCGCGACGGCTGACTTGCTGGTGGATTCCCTCTACAACGACGAATACAAGCGCGTGGCCGCCATGTCGCCCTGGGACTTCCTCCAGAGGACTAGGACGGCGACAACGACCGCAGGAACGCAGTTCTACGACCTTCCGGCGGACGTGGACATGATCGTGAATGTCACGGTCACGAACGGAACGCTCGTCTACACCCCCCGCCCAGTCCAGTCCAGGACGGAGTGGGATCAGCTCAACTACTCCACGGCGTACAGCTCCAACTACCCGCAATTCTACTTCGTCTTCAACGGCCAGCTGGGTTTTTGGCCCAAGCCTTCCCAGACATCCAACACCATCACCTACTCATATCGGAAACGTGTACCCGACCTGTCTCTGGCCGACTATGCGACCGGCAACGTCTCCGCCGTGACGAGCGGAGCCGCCGCCGTAACCGGTACGGGGACTACCTGGACAGTGCCGATGGCGACCAGGTTCCTCAAGATCACCCCCACCAGCACCGCCGCGGCTTCGGGCGACGGTTTGTGGTACGAGATATCATCCGTGGGTTCTACGACGGCCCTGACGCTCGTGGATTCGTACCTCGGCACGACCATCAGCGCGAGTACCGCCTTCACCATCGGACAGATGCCGCTCCTGCCGGAGGCCTATCACACGCTGCCTCTTTGGAGGTCTTTGGACATCTACTATTCCTCCGTCCAGCCAGAGAGCGATCGTGCGCTCCTCTACCGCCAGAAATGGGAACAGTCCCTCGAACAGCTCCAAGCCGCCTACGGCAAGAAGACGACCAACGTGGTCCTCGACGGAGGGGACTGGCCGCTTTTGAATCCTAACCTCTTTCTTGAGGACGCAGGCTGATGTCTCTCCAACGCTACCGGATCGAATCCATCGGAGGCGGGATTTCCCCGACCTTCTACGACTCCCCCGAGGACAGTTACACGGGAGCGGTCGGTATCGACCCTGACCAACCCGTGTCTTCCGGCAATTCCAGGACTTCGGGAGCCATCATGCCGACCCAATACTCGAAATTCTCCGGTACCGAAGTCACCGGATATCCTTTGTGGCAAATCGCCCAGCCTAAGACGACCAACGCCTACGTCTACGCCTCCGACGGCAAGTTACATTCCTATAGTTCTACTCCGGCGATGCGGGCGACTGATGAAGCAGGGACGGCTTTTCCCATATCCCTCACGGGGGGAGCGGGAAACGGTGCCGTCTACTACAACAACTTCCTGTACTTAGCCGAGGCCGCTGACATCTCGCAGTACGGGGGCTTGGACCAAGGCGCCACTATCGCGGTGACTGAAAACGTCTGGACTGGAGCCAAGTTCGGTCTCACGGCCTTGACCAACACCACGTATCCCAACGTGCGCGGAGCCCTTCTTCCGAACCATCCGATGCACTTGCATACCGATAACGCGGTCTACATCGGGGATGTCTTGCCTACTTCCGGTTCCACTTCAGGTCAGGGGGTCATCCATCGGATGAAGACCGACAGGACCACTTTCGACGGAGATACCAACGACGGGTCGGCTTATAACGTGCTTGACCTGCCGTATGGTTTCTATCCCACGGATATCGAGTCGTTCGGGACCGACCTCGTGATCGCCGCCATCCAAACGGTCGATAACGTAATCAACCAGGGTAAATCCTGCCTGTTCATCTGGGACACCTTCTCGGATACTTTCTATAAGCAAATCTGGGTTCCTGACCCGCTGACTACGGCTCTAAAGACCGTGAACGGGATCGTCTACGTCTTCTCGGGCAACGCCGATTCTGGTTCACGCATCTGCGCTTATGGCGGCGGCGAATCCCTCCAAGAGATACTGTTCCAGGAACAGGGGGTCGCTCCTTTTCCCGGTGCGGTCGATGCTTACGGAGAAAAACTGCTTTTCGGAGCTTGTGCCACGAACGTCGGTTCCGGCGGGGTCGTCCAGTCGTGGGGTTCCAAGAACGGCCGCATCCCCAAAGCCCTGCACAACGTCGTCAAGACCATCTCTGGTGGCGCGACCCCGGTAGTCAACTCCATCCTGGCTTTCCAGCAGTCTTCAGCCGGAATCCAGAACCGCCTGGTGGTCGGTTGGGGGGACGGGACTTCAAGAGGTCTTGATGCCCCGAACGGCAGCTCGACCTTAACCTCGATTTGGCTCTCCAGACTATTCCATGTGGGGCGCAAGTTCACGGTCATCAGGCTCCGTCTTCCTCTCACTGGACAGATGAACTCCAGTATCTCCATCACCCCCGAAATCCTGGTGGACGACGCCTCTACGACCTACACGCTGGCGACCATGAATCAGACGAACTACGCGGACCAACGGGAAATCGTCTACAAGACTCCAGAATTGACGGCGGTGGGTACGGTGAATTTCCAACTCAAGCTCACGTTCCTCGGGACCGCCGTACGAGGGATAACCTTCCCCATCGAAATCGACGTGGATGTGAGTCCTGACAGTAAGAGCGAGTGATATGGCTATCCCGGTTTTCAGACCTTCAGAAGCCCCTCCTAGAGACTACGACGAGCTGCGCATCAGGAAGACCGACGGGTTCTTCGGGGTCACGCTCCCGGTCGTGGTGAGGATTCAGGGAACTCTAGCCCAGACCGCGGCAAACTATCTCACGACTTTCTTCCGAGCGCAGAGAACATACGAAGTGATAGAAGTAAGCGAAAGGCATGAGAACCCAGGGACGGACGGCGGAGCGGTGACGGTCATGCTGAACAAGGTGCCTAACGGGACGGCTCCAGCCTCCGGCACCTCGATACTGACCGCAGGACTCAACCTCAAGGCGACGGCCAACACCGACCAGGCAGGCTCAATCACGACGGTCATATCTGACAGACGGCTGGTTCAAGGGGATTCCTTGGCCCTGGAATCATCAGGAACCCTGACATCGGTGGTCGGGGTGACGGTCACGGTCCTACTCAGAGCGATATAAACCTATGGCACTCCTAGACAGATTCTTAAGCAGGCCGACGGCAAGAAAAGCCCCTTTGATGAGCGTCGCTCCTCGGATGAGTACGGTCCCTCCGAAACCGGCTCCGAGTCAGGTGGAGATTTCGCGCACCAAGCTCGGTCTCACCCCTAAACCAGCGGACCCGGACGCGGAACTGAACCGCCTTCGCGCCCTGAACGCTCCCAAGAAGGCCGAAATCGCGGCGAGGCAGGGGCAGATCGCGGCAGCTTCCAATATCCCTACGCCCCAGCAAGTCAAGACGAAATCGGAAGCTCCACCCCCCGTCTTCGACGCGAACGCGGCGGCAAGACAGCAGCTGGAAGAAGAAAACCGCAGGTTGGCCTCGACTGGCAGTGCGGCCGCTCCGGCCCGGTATCAGCCGCCGCTCGTTTCTGATACTCCGGCTCCATCCATCCCAGGGGAGTCGCCGCTTCCGAAACCTCCCCAAGACCAAAAATCCGCCCAACTGGAAGCTCTGCGGAAAGCCTATATCGAATCCCTTGGCCCTCAAGAAGAATCTCCTGAAGAAAAGGCCTTGAGGGACATCGCCGCGAAGCAAGCCAATCTCGCCGCTTCCGAACAGTTGGGCATCGAAAAGATTTCCCAGCAACCCATCCCCCTCGACTTCCTCACCGGTCAGTCTGCGGCCGTCCAGAGACAGGCAGCGGCCCAACAGCAGGCGTTACAGGCCCAAGCCGTCCCGCTCACCGATCGGTTGGTTATGGAACAGGCCCGTAGGACTTCGCTTCAGAAGCAGAGGGAGACCGAACTCGGATTCGCCAAGTCAGACTTGGAAGCGCAGCAAGTCACTCCCATCGAGGTCGGCGGCAGGCTTGTCAATCCTCGGACTGGTGAGGTCGTCTATGAGCCCCCGGCCGGCATGGGTGAGTCAAAAATCCTCTCTCCCGGCCAGGTCATCGTGGACGCTCAAGGAAACGTCATCGCCCGTAACGATTCGACGACGGACAAGTTCACGTCGGTTTCTCCCGGAGCCACCATCATCGACTCGAAAGGCAACGTCATCTATCGGGCTCCCGAGAAAGGTGCGGTTAATGAGGCTACTAAGAGCCAACAGGCAGTCGAGTCGCTTACGGGGAAGCTCTCGCTCATCGACAGCCTCCTCACCTCTCCCGGAATGGCTGGTTCCGTGGGAGCGTATGGCGTCTCAAGATTCACGCCCCTCACGGCTGACAAGGCGGAACGTCAGAATTTCGCCGCGGGTGTCAACCAACTCATTTCGCAAGACACCCTCGACACCTTGATTAACCTCAAGGCACAAGGTGGAACTCTGGGCGCTCTCAGCGATCAGGAGCGTCTCACCCTTCAGAGCGCGGCCTCCAAAATCGGTTCGTGGATGCAACGCGATGAGAACGGCAACCCCACGGGTAAATTCGAGGTCAGCGAACAGTTCTTCAAGGACGAATTGAACAAGCTCCGCACCCTCACCGAATCTGCCCTCAAGAGGGCTGCTGGAGTGGAGGCTCCGGGTGGAGGCTCCATGCAAGGCGTAGAAGGTGGAAGAATCGTTGACCCCAACGCCTTCCTAGATGCTTTTAGCAAGGGGGGGAGCGTCCCAAACAACGCTCTGACGCAGGTGAACCTCGGAGGGAAAATCGCTACGGTCGCCGGGACCATCGCGGATCGTCTTGCGAGAGCTGACGCCGACTTCTTCCGGGCTACAGGCAGACACTTTCAAGTGAACCAATCCTATAGGACTCACGAACAGCAGGCCGCGCTCTATCAGGAGCTTTCAGCCAAGGGTGCCAGGGTCGCGCCTCCCGGAACTTCCTTCCATGAAAAAGGCCAGGCGGTCGATGTCACTAACTGGCAAGAGGCCCAAACCTTCCTCCGCAAGTACGGACTAGTGAATGACCTTCCTGACGACCGTGGACACTTCAGCTACGGTGAGACACGTAACATCGGATAGATATGTCGACTCAGAGAGAACTCGAACTCCAATTGGTGAACGAAGCACAGAAGCGCGGCATGACTCCTGATAAAATCAAGGAGGCAGTTCAGGCATACCGCGCCCAATCAGGGATCGCACCCAAGTCCTCTGCTCCTACGGCCTCCCCGAAGACCCCCGCCCCCGCAGGATTCGTACAGTCGGTCAGGGAGTCATTCGGCAAGCGACAGGAACAGGTTGAGAAAGCCGCTGACCTCTACGGAGGCAAGGAACAGACCCTTGGTGAATCCGCCCTCCAGACTGGAGGGGCAGCCGTGGGCCTTCTCGGGGACATCGCCTTTCAAGGCATCCGTGCGATCACACCCAAACCGATCAGACAGGCTCTCGCGGGTGCTACCGAGGCCGTCGTCAAGGCTGCCCCGGTCCAAGCCGGAATCCAGAAGGCGCAGGAGTTTTCAGAAGCCCATCCCAGGGCCGCTAGGAACATCGGAGCCGCCTTTGACGTCGCCTCCGCCATTCCGCCCGTCAAAGGGGTCGGTTTGGGGCTTCAGGGCGTCGCCAAAGGCGTCCAGACGGGTATCCGAGGGGCTGAGGCGGTCGCTGACGTGGCTAAGGTGGGCCTGAAGGCCGTGGAAAAGGGTATAGAAGCGGCCAAGTCTACTGGCGGCATCCTTAGGCGTGGTGCGGAAAAGACCGCCCAGTTCGTCGAGCAGGCTCCCATGCGTTTGAAGACGGCGGCGGAGAAGGCTGCTGAAGAATCAGTCCAACTCGCCAAAGCCGCTCCAGAGGTCAGGAAGGCCGTCATCAACGGAATCGAGCTCAGGGACGCGAATCTCATCAAACAGGCCACTGAAGCCGAAAAAGACATCTTCAGAGACATGGTGAACCAAGCCAAGACCTTCGAGATGGACAGGTCATCCTTGTCTTCAGCGGATGTGGCTGGGAATCAGTTGCAGCGCAGGATCGGACAAGCCGATGAATTGAGGAAGAAAGTCGGCGCCGAACTCGGTGAATCCGTCAAGGGATTGAAGGGTGAAGTCGTAGCCGTGAAGCAGAAAATCCTCAAGCGTCTTCAAGAGATTCCCGGCATGAGGGACGTGAAAGTGAACAACAAGGGTCAGTTGGATTTCTCCAAAACCACTATTTCCCTCGACAAGGCTGCTCAGAACGAAATCAGCCGTGTCTGGACGGCCCTGAAGGGTCGGGATGCGTTCAGACTACACCAACTACGTCAGGAGCTCTTCGAGATGCTGGGAGGCAAGCAGAAAGCCCAGATTCTTCTCACCGAGACGCAGGAAAAAGGACTCGAATCCTTTCGACAGGGGATCGCGGATGCCCTGGAAGAAGTCTCCCCGAAGTACCGAAACCTGAACCGCCAGTACGCTCAGGTAGCGGAACCGATGAAGCGTCTCCGCAAGTTCTTCCGTGGGCTTGAAGGTGCCTCCGAGGACATCTTGGACGAGCAGTCCGGCAACCTCTTGCGTCGCCTGACCTCCAACGCGCCGTCAGCGGCTCAGTTGCGTCAGGCCATCAACGACATCGACGCCGTGCTCGCCAATGCTGGTATGGAGTCGGGGATTTCTCTCCAGAAGCTCCAGGACTTCCAGAACGTCCTAGAGAGGACACTGGACATCACTAAAGACACGGGGCTGGCCGGCCAAGTGTCTCTCGGAGTCAGAAAAGGCGGTCTGATGGGTATGCTCGATAAGGGCGTCGAGCTCATCGAGTCTAAGCTCGGTGCGACTTCGGAAGTGAAACGTAAGATGATTGAGGAGTTGCTCGGACTCTAGCGCCTCAAAATCGCGTCAACGATGAGATAGAATACGAGACCTCCCAAGAACCCGAAAATCAGGAACGGCGCGGCCAGAAGAAAGACGAAACCGCCGATCAGGACAAGGCCGAGCAAGACGTGTTTATTCGCTGTTTTCATTTTGTCGTATTTAACGCTTTTAGGTACCATACCTAGAGCATTCCGTCAAGGGGGGTTTCCATTGCTCATCTTTCACAAGAGGTACTGTCCATCTTGCAGGGATATCACCGTCTGGGTGAGGAACCGCGACGAGGAGTGCTGCTCCCGTTGCTGGAAGAAGTTCCCTCTCCCCCGTCTCTAAAGCACCTCGTACATCTCCGTCCCTCATGGACGGTCTTTTTCTTGCAGAAGGGACAGAACCTGCTGACGTAGATGCTCGGTCTCATTGGGGTCGATGAGTCAGATGCCATAGATCGCAGACGGGGCAGAGGTAGGGGTTCAGCTTGATAGCCGTTCCGGCCTTGCAGAGCCATGCCTTGTTCTCCGCTTCCTGTTTCGTCAGGTAACTAACCTTCCTGCGGCAGTTCCTGACGGTCAAGGGTATCTTCTTCATCTCAAGCACGCCTCGTACGCCCTCTCCACCGGCCCCGTCGTGAAGTATTTTCCGCTGACGGTATTCGCCAAGCGGTACGCCATCGCCCGGCAGTTCCTGCCTCTCGCTTCCCTCCAACCCGCCTCGATGGAGGGGTCGGGGACGAACTGAACCGTCGAGAAGATATAGATGGGCCATGCAGAGAAGACGACGAGGACGATGAGATAGGGGACGAGGCGTCCGATGTCGAGATTGCGCTTGTGGTGGAGGCAGGATTCCAGGGCGGGAGAAGCACCGCACGTCGCGCACTTCGTGGTGTAGTAGGTAGTTCCTTTCATATCACTATCAGGAGTTCAGGTGGGTAATTACCTGTTCCGCGATTTCATCCGTTAGGCCCACCCCCCAAGATGTTTTGAAGAAGTTTGGCATCTGCTCCTCCAGCATATCGGCGTTGTCGTCGATGATGGCGTACTTCTCCACCCGGTTGTCTGGGTTGTGCAGGTTCCACGACCCGATCCAGGTCCGTATCTCGCTCCCCCGCGAGGACAGTCCCCTGTTGTCAGGCGTCCGGTCCAGGAAAGGGAAGACGAAGCCGTTTGCTTTCATCACCGTCCGCCAGTTCGGATCGGCGCGCCAGGAGGAGGACAGGACGACCTTGAAATCGTGCCGGTCCACCAGCTTATTGAGCATAAAAACCTTCTCCGGGTCGGAGCAGATCATCACGGTCAGGTCCTTGTTTGTGGGGTCCAATTCGGTGCGGACGGGGGTGCGGTGCGTGTTCACCACGCCATCCAAATCCAGGAACAGTACCTTCATAAAGTTTTCAGATAGGCGTCCCGTGCTTTAACCGCTCCTTCTTTCGTGAGGAACAGGCCGAGGAAGACATGCTTACCTCCCAGGCCGACTCTCACACCCCACTTCCGATTGCGCTTGTACCAGTGGATATTCTTTTCTCCGCTTGTATTCGTCTTCGGAGTCTTTGAGTGCCGCCGCAGGTGACGGTCGAACTTCCCATGACACGCGGCGCACAAGCGTTTCCAGTCCTCCACAATACGGAGATAGTGGCCGCTGATGTTCGCCCACTGGAAGTATTTTTGGTCAGTCTCATGGCCGCGAGGCGGTACGGTGCGTCCGCACTCTTGGCAGACTCTCGGCCTGCCGAGGATGCGGGCTACCCACTGATGTTTCGCCTTGTACGAGGCCGCATCGCCCTTCCAGCACTTGTGCCGCTGACCCACGGCCCGTCCGTCATGTACCCCTGATGGCATAGTGGATCGCGCAAGCGCAACCTTCTACCTGGCAAGCCTCCAACATCTCCCTCTGCGCCTCCTGCCTGACGCGGCGGATGAAGGATTTGATGCAGTCGAAGCCCTTACACGGCGAGTGGCTTCCGCACTTGATACCGAACTCCTTGAGACGGAACTCCTCGTCGAAGTCCGCTTCCCACTTCTCCTCTCGTCCCGCTGCCCGAATGTCGGTAGGGTGGGTCATAGGGCTATGAGAATTGACAATCGTGAAAGATGTACTTTTTGATGATGATGTAATGGTAAGAATATTTAGCGATTTCCTCTGGCGTCGGGTGCAGTTCTGCTTGTTTCGCTTCGACAAGTTTCCAGAAATCGGCCCAAGATATTCTCTCACCATACTCATCAAAAATCGCCTTTCGCTTCGTCCATTTCTTCATCGCCGTCTTATCATGCCAGAACCGTTTGCCATTCAGTTGAAGCGAAAACTTCCAGCCACCAGAAGATTTGCCGAGGTGGATTTCCTCGAATGGACGCTTGCAGGTCGGGCACGCAGGCTTCAATCGGACGTAATAGTTGGTACCCATGTTATTTCAGTTTCTCCCTTTTAGCTTTCATTGCGAGGACGGCTTCGTTCCAGCCACGACGTTCGGCGGTCTGTTCCCAATGGAGATGCCCGTCGATTGTTTTCTCCTCCAACATCACACTGTCGGCTCCAGCCCTTGCCGCTTTCTGCTCACAAAAGGCAATGAAGAGGGCAATCTTAGAGATTAAGGCATCCTCGTATGGCTGCCACGGGCAATCGCAGGGCTTGTTCTTGAGGATGGCACACTCCGGTTCCTCACCACCGCTTTCGTGGCCTACATGGTGGTAAGAAGTTTCGTTGCGGACGAGTTCCTCCGCCGCATCTCGTTGTGAATCACTTGGAGTCATACTCTTTGATAGTTTTTCTTCTGGCCCTGGCTTTATCTATCCACTCCTGCAAACGCATGAAGCACTCGTCGCTCCGACAGATGGGGATTCCTTCGATGTCCAGGTCAGGGGAGTATCGCCACTTGGTCGGCTTCTCGCAGAAATGACACGGGATTTCAGGATTCTCCCCCATATTGAGCCGTGTCCTTGGTTTTCATTTCAGTCTTGGTCAGCGTTACGCAGGAATGAGAGCAGGTCCCCGAACTCGATGAGATTCACACTCGCTTGCTTCCCCTCATCTCGTAGCCTCTTAAGTTCTACGTTGAGGCCAATAGTGGAGAGGTAGATGAGCTGATGAAGTTCGTCAGCATCCAATGCCCACTTGCCATTGTCGACCGTAATGATGGCGCTGCATTTCATATCAGCGCTTCAGGCACCACTCCAAGTCGTTGGTCTTGGCGGCGCACTCGGTGAGGTTCTGGCGTGACAGCCACGACAGCGACGGCGACGGACATGATGATGGCGGACACGATGATGGTGTAGGTGATCATTGTGGATTCTTTTAACCCCTAACCTTGAATAATTACGTTCTTCTTCGCGATCCTCGCCAACATGGCGATGCCTTGACCTGTGAAGTAAACATAGAGACGATCCACATTCGTGATCATGACGTGGTTCGTGATCATGCCCAATTCAAACCGAACGACCTTGGCGGTCGCGAACACTTTGAGCTTCCCGTTACTTTTCTCGAACCACCCATAGCAACCGATGACCCGATTCCATTTATCCTTGCGTTTCATTTTCATATATCGCTTCGTTTGAGTCGTTCATTCGTTATCTTCCGACCTCCTGTGAAGGGCGGAAGGCAACAATTAATCCAGTTTGTTAAGACGACCAAACTTCCCGTGATACTTCAGAGAGGCTTGGTTGTAAGCTTGAGCGGCCTCCTTAGCTTTACTAAAAGAACCCAGTGAGATGTGGCGACCCTTCAGATAGATGAAAGCACGGAACTTTCCTTGCGCCTTATGCCAACTCACGCCCTTGAAACCGGAACGGTTATTCCGCTGGTTCTTTCGATTCATTAGGTTTTGGGCATTGGTACAGATTCCAAGGTTTTCTCGTCGGTTATTTAGCCCATTCCCATCTATGTGGTCAACCACTAAACCTTGGGGTGCTCCAACGATAAGGCGATGCATAATGACTAGAACGCCCTTTTCTTCGCGTCGTGCATAGCTCGTGGAGCTTCCAATATGACAGCTCCACTTTCCGACAGACTTAACCCAAGCATAGTCTTCATTATCGACGACGGCATACTTGCCTTTGGTCAGAGGAATCTTTTTCATGTTCACAATTGAGCGGACGAGCTTTCACTCGCCGCCTGCCCCGCACATCCTTTCCCATCACGGCCGATCAGGTTGGGGAAATGCGGGAGAGGCGACGACCGAGACGCCGTTCCGTCCCGCGTACGCAGGGTAGAAGCAAGGGGCTTGCGCTCCACGTCTCGGTGTCGCTTGCGTTTGAGTAATCTCCTAGCGAGGATTTCCACCACTCACCTCGCATGGGGCTATTCGGTAGCCTTTCGCCCCTCGGCTCTGCTACTCACCCTCACAGGTAGAGTCAAAAGCCTAGCGTCTACATTCTCCTACCGCGTTATTTGGCCTTCTCCGTGACAGAAAAGGTCGTGGTTGCTCGATCGGTTTATCCCGCGTCCGGGTTCAGTTCCCGACCTAGCGATAGGAATGTCTATTCCGCCATAGATTATTACTGCGCCCTTGCCAGGTGCGCCGGGGAATGTTCCCGCCACGGGGTCAGGAAAGTAGGTAGCCCCTCGAACGTAGAAGTCGCTCGATTGACCTCTCCTGACCCCTTGGCGGGGGCCAAGACGTGAATCTTGACCCTTGGACCGGCTTACGGCGACCCTTGTGATGCTAGTCGATACTTCACATCACGAGTGCGCCGCTGCCCGGCCTGGTGACCGCTGGCTTCACAACCCCACGCTCGGAAGCGCTTATGCGGTTTTAGTAGCGTGGCTATCCCACACCAGGCCGGGCAGCGACGAGGGAACGCGGGGTTCCCTGCGTCTGCTGACTAATACGACCCCGACCTCGACCTCGACCCCGACCTCGACCTCGACCCCGACCTCGACCACGACCACGACCACGACCACGACCCCGACCTCGACCACGACCACGACCACGACCTCGACCCCGACCATAGGATATCCAAAATACATAATGCGTTATTTAGATAAATCATATTTTTACCATTTCAATTTAGTAAAAGATTCAACTGCATTCCACATAATCTGTATTTCGTTAGGCGTATCTTGTAAATCAGAAGCGTTTTTAGCATTAAGTTCACCTGTTTCATATACAATACCTGCATCAGTTAAAGTAATGTAAGTTGAGTTTACTGCTTTTACTTTTCCGTGATATATGTATCTTGCGCACCAGAAAGTAAATACTTGTCCAATAAGATCGTTTAAATCTTCGATTGGTTTAGTTTCTGTTTCATCTAGTTGATCTTTTATTAATTCGTATGTTTCATCAGAAATTTTGATTGTTTTCATATAGTTTCACCTCCTTCACTTATGTTTAATACTTTTCTCATACTTTCAATCATAACTTTTAACGCCTCTGCTTGACCCTCGGTTATACAATAAACATTTATCCCCTTACTATTTGGGTTTTGGCTAAGGGTTTTAGGAGCGTTGCAAATAGCAATAACTACCCCTAGACGCATATAATCTTTTTCCCACCCCAAGTATTTTGCTATTTCGTAAATTCCATATAATTTTTTCATTTCTTTCCCTTCACCTTCCGTTTAGTCGATATTAAGGCTGGGTAAACAACTACAAACATAACCTAATGTCGCCCGACAATGTTTTTGATGTTTCTTCATTTCTCGACCTCTTTTAGTTTAGCTAACACGCCAGATACAGATTCCCCCGTAATAGGTACTTTGCCACTCCATTTCTCGCCATATAACATTAAGTGCCACTGCCCATCAGACCATCGGTGTAAAAACTCAAAGTCTTTTCTATTTAACAACCCAATTAATCCTCTCTCGTGTTTCTTTATAAGGGCTAAAAGGGCATCCACTTGTTTGTCTTTAACTAACCATTGGTCTTCTAGTATCTTTGATATTTCAGAGTGTAGATTGTTTTTCATCTCTTTTTCTTTTTAGGCCAGTCGATTTGGTATTGT